TCGCGGAAGACAGCGCCGAGACATCGCCATCGACATTCTCGGTCAGGTTCTGTCCGTCCAGTTCGCTGATCGCTCCGCTCGCGGCCTCGGTATCGGCGCCGACCGGGACATTGACGTCCTGCTCCGCAAGGGACTGGATGTTCGCGTCCTCACTGATCTGAGGGTCGACATCTACGGGGATCGGATCGAGATCAGCGGCACCGGTTAGATTGACCTCCTCCACTTCAACCCCCGCTTTCGGAGGGTTGCTTGCAAGCTGGGTCTCGATGCCCGATACCAGCTGTGTAATTACATCTTCATTGCTCCCCTCAAAACCAGCCTGCAGTGCGGAAGAGGCCAGCGCACCTGCCACCTCGTCTCCGAGCTGTCCGTACCAGCCACCCCAGTCTGACGACCCCATGTATTCCTGCATGACCTCGACGAGGCCTTCCGGGGTTATCGCCGTCTGCAATCCCCCGAGAACATTTGCCGCCAGGTCATAGGCGTTTACATCGCTGTAGTCTCCAAGTCCTACGGCCCCTGTCTCCGCGTAGCCCTTAGTCCCGCCTCCGAGGATACTGTACATATCTACAAGCATCTGATATGCACTTGCGGAACTGGCGTCGCCGATACCCTGGTAATATTCCATGTTCTCGGAGAGTGCTGCTACACCGCCGAGATTATCCACCATCATGTTCAGGTAACGGCTCAATTCGCTTGCGTCATTGCCGCTTACAGCATTGTTAAATGCGGTGGCATCAGCCTGCGTAAGAATGCCGCCGGAACTCCGCATCCCGGCCGCCGCCGTAACCAGGCTATCCCAGGCACCCGACAGATCGCTTTCCTGGATGCCTTCAACCATCGTTCCGAGAATGAAATCATCGAAACTGGTTCTCCACCGGGCCATTTCTGCGGCCTGATTCTCCTGAAGCGCTCCAAGAGCGGCGTTTTTGTGGGTCTCAGTCGCCGTCGCCCAAACTCCCGGACGAATCTCGACAAGCCCGCCGCTCTCGATCTGTTTATCATAATAAGCTCCGAGATCATATCGGGCGGCTGCCTGCCGATCCAGAAGCGTTTCCATTTCGGCATCGCGGGCATCTTTTGTAAGGGTAACGGCATCTGTTATTGCAGATAGGCCAAGCGACTGTGCTTTTCGCAGGATCCGCTCGCGCTCAAGAGCATGCTCACGGTCTGCCTGCTCCGCCTGCAGCTGGTTCATCTCATCGAAAATGCTCTGCATATTCGAAAGCTCTTCCTGAGACAAATGCCCGTCGGCAAAAGCAGATGTCAAAGCGTCGCGCAGTCTCTGGCTGAGCGCTTCCGCCTGGGCGATGTTTTCCTCATAACCCGCTTCCAGGACGCCCATGATCTGGCTTAGTATGGGGTTATCCCCGTCGTCCGCGCTCTGGAAAGCGGTCATTATGCTTTCGGATATCTGGCCGTGCTTGGCTTCGATGCTCTCCTGAAGGGAACTAATGATGTCTTCACCGAGTCCGGTCAGATTTTTCCGGTCGTCCTCTGACAGCTCCATGCCTGTCAGCATGCTTGTTACGAGGTCGCTTTTAAGCTCCGCGCTCTTTTCCTGATAGGTTTCCGTAGCACTTTTCAGAGCTGACTCGAACGCTGCCACATTGCCCTGCGCGGCTTCAAACTCGCCACTAAGCCCGGAAATATATCCCTGAACCGTACTGAGATCAATCTCGAGGTCGCCGAAATTCTCTGAAAAGTTGATATCTTTTATCTTTTCCAGTGAGTTTACGGCGATGCCCACGCCGGCCGCCAAAAGGCCGACGACGACAAGAGCTGCCTTCACATCGCCTCCGGCTACAAGTTCGAAGAGGCCCATAGCCGCCCCGACCGCTCTTATCCCCGCCCCGGCAATAAGCAACCCGGGACCTGCGGCGGCCAAACCTTCAAGCCCGCCAATAAGACCGGCAAATGATGCGTCATCCATCGTCGCGATCTTATCGACCAGATCACCGATGGGCACCATCGCTTTTTCCAGATCCCCGGCGAGTTCTTCCCCGACGACCTGCTTCAGCCTTTCGATCTTGCTCTCGAAAGCCTCGACCTTATTGTCGAAGGACTCCCACATGGTGCCCTGCGCCCAGTCGGCGTAGCCTACGGCTTCTCCGCGTTCCATCTGATCGTAGAGATCACCATAATTCTCTGCCGCAGACCGGATCAGGTTCAGGCCTTCAGTCATGGCCCGCTGTCCGAAGATGCTCTTCAGGATATTGATAGCGTCTTCGTTCTTTTCAATGTTTTCGAAGCCGCCGGCCATCTCGCCGAGTGCCAGATACAGTTCCCGGTAAGTATCGAGGACGCTTTTGAGCTGATGGTCCTGATCGTAAATGGTAAAGCCGAATTCAGACAGGCGCTTGTTCGCCTCGACGAGGCTCTGGTCCGCGAAGATCTCATTCGTCTCATCGGTGGACGCACCCAGCTCCGCCATCAGCTCTGCGGCCTTATCCGTCGGAGCGGCAAGCCTTAAGATACTGTTACGGATCATCGTACCGGCTTCTGCACCGGTAGAACCTGCATTTGCAGTGACCGCGACCAGAGTCATCAGCTCCGCGATATTATCCGTAAACCGCATGGTGCTTCCCATGCGCTGCATGGTCTGGCCGAATGTCTCTACGGTGGCGTTGGAACTGTTTGCCGCGAATACCCAGTCGTCGATAAAGGTACCGAGGTCTTCAAACCCAACGCCTGCGGCCTTGGCAGAAGTGGTGATATAATTTACCGCTTCGGACAGATCAAGACTGCCGGCCTGGGCCAGCTTCATGGAAGCCGGGATGCCGGATATGATCTGATCGTAATCCCAGCCTGCTCTCGCTGCTTCAGCTATGGCGTTGGCAACGTCGTCTGTGTGGAATATAGAGGATGCAGCCCACTCCGTGGCCTGCTGATCCAGATCCTTCATCACGTTGGAAAGGTTCCTGGTATCGCGCCCGTAGATAGTGGCAAGAGCGACCTCTGCTTCGTGCATGCTCTTGTCATAATCACGATACACATTGACGGAGTCCTTTCCGAACTCGATCAGTTGCTGGCTGACGCCATTCACCATCGAGCCAAGCTCCATCAAAGTGTTTCCGACCTCGGAGAAACCATTCCCGGCTCTCGCGTTGATCAGAATAGTAGTTGTTAAAGTCTGTCCGGCCACTGTCTCACCACCTTTACAGCCTGCTTATGATCTTTCCTGTGCCGTCGCCGAATAAGAAAAAATATACGGTGTCTCCGACGTCGTATACTTCATCAGTCAGCTTACCGAGCGGGGGAGTTGCGATTCCCTCGCGGTCGAGGGATGCGACGACATATTTGCCGCCGACCTCCATGACCACCTCGCCGCGCTCGATCATGGCCAGATTGGTAATATGTTCCTTGCTCATTGGATTGTCTTCACACTCCTGTGTGCCTTTATGTTGGTCTTCCGGTTGATCAGGTCATGCTCCGCCTTCTCGACGAGCCACTGCCCGTCCGCGTCAGTCCCGCCCGTGATATCGATGCGGGCCAGCGCAGTGATGAGCGGATCATAATCCGCCTGGAGCAGGATGCTCTCGCAGCACCGGTTGATCAGCAGCAGCTTGCCGCGTGCCCACCGTCCTGCCTGAATATTGTTCAGTGCAGGCAGCTCGTTCACGATCTTACGCATGTGCGTACTGTCCACTGCTGTATCCTCCGCTGTCGCCTGTGCATACGGCGTTTTGACGGTCAGTGACTTGACCGTCACCCCGGATCGGGAATAGTACGCGCTGCGCTGTTCGGCGGTAATGCGGAAGCCCTTGTAGGCTTCCCGGTCCTGCGCATACTCGATACCGATCACCGTGTAGCGCCCGTTGATGCATTTCAGCAGCGCGCCCTCAAGCGCCAGCAGCTTGAACAGGAAAGCCGCACAGCTCTCCCCGTTCCGCTGGATGTACGGGATCACGATATTCCCGTTCACGCCGTACAGCCGGAAATCCATTCCGGTCTCACGTGCGCAGGTACGCATGATCTCCTCTATGGTCTTGTCCTGGAAGGATCGGTAGCCCTTCGCGCGCGCCGCACATGGGAGCGCCGTAGCGTAGATCCTGAACTTCCCGTCTTCTGGCATGACCGTGTTCACATACATGATGCCGGTGTCATACCCGTCCAGGGAAACGATGATCTGATCGTCCTCCTTCGGCCCCCACCGGTACCATCCCGCGGCATTCTCGAAGACGATATCCAGACTGTCGCATCTGGCGCCGCAGGTATCCGTCACGATGCAGCTCTTCACCTGCACCATGCCCGTTATATCTGTATTCTCGTAGATAATCTTCATTTACACATCACCCGCCGCCGTTGTTGCGCTTGTCCATCACATTACAGACGGCCACAAGCACATGGTAGAACTGCTTTATTTTCATGTTCATGAAGTCGGTGATGGATGTGCGCGTGACCATACCGGCTGTAATTACTTTTTCGAGATACGCAGACGCCCCGCCCGCGTCGAGGCGTTGAAAAAAAGCGCCGCAAGCTGCGCGCCTTCGACTGCATCCGTCGCGCCGATCTGCTCCATGATGTCACGCATGTCGACGCCTTCGGTCTGCTTGGCCGCCGCCTGTGCGAACAGCGCCAGGTTCTGTTTATATGTCGATCGGAATGTGTTAATGGAGTTCGGATCCGTGTCCATCGCGTCCACATATTCCATTCCGGTTAGTTCCGTAAAGTCATAAACCAGTTCGGTTATTTCCTCGTCCATCGCCGTGATGGGCGTTTCGAGCCGAAGTCTTCCCTTCCCGGCCATCAGCGCTTCGTTGGACTCCTTCTGCTTCTGCCTGATCTCCTCAAGCTGTGCCTTCAGCGCGTCCTTCACATCGACCTTCTCTTCCGTATTCGGTTCCATTGAGTCTCCCTTCTTTAACCAAAAAGAAAGAGGCGTTAAAAAGCGCCCCTTTCCCTCTGTTATCATGCAAGCATCTGCTGTACGACGTCGTTATAATCCTTGCCGTTGTAGCGGATGATGCCGGCCATCGCGTCGACGATGGTGACGACGGTGCCGTTGATCTCCTCCTCGTAACGGAGCAGGGAGTATTTCTCAGTGCTGCCGTACGGAGATCCGGTCTCGATGTCGCCCTTCTGCGTCTCTACGTGTACGCCGGTGATCCTGTATTTCACAGACTGATGCTCGATCTCACCCTTCGCGGTGGAGAACGCCTGGCGGACCGTGCGGACCTCCATGGTATGTTTTCCCGGAGTCGCGAGGTACTGGCAGTTGATACCGTTGTTGTGGTAGATCGTAAAGTCTGCAGCTTCAATGTGCGTGGAGTTCGGCATATCGACGTCCATCGCCATGCCGGACACGTTGCTGATGCTGGTCGTCGGGTGTTTGATCGTCGGGAGGCCAATCTTCGTTACGTCCTCGATAGTC